AATCCTAATTTCATTCTATAAAGTCTTGCCTGTGCATCTTTAGCCCAAGCTCTAATTTTTGTGACACCTTGTGATCTAGCCCAAGTTTCATATTGACTTACTGTATCTTTATCAAATAAACCTCGACCACCCATTGCTACTGTATGTGCTACTCTATGATTAGAATAGTTTATTAATTCTACTGCAAAAGCACCGATAATTTTTGAATCTTCTAATACTACAAATAAAATCTGATAATTACGAGCTAAGCTTACTTTCATTTGGTCAGCAGTTGAATCCCCTGCGCCATACATTTCAGATTTTTCAAAAAACGGTTTTAGTGTATCCCACATCGCATAAACATGATTAGGGTCAACTATTTGTATTTGTTTCATGCAGGTAAGTATTTCTCTGCGTTAATTTCGTGACCTTGTTTAGTATGTCCTGTACGAGCTTTACGTACTTTATCTAACATAGAATATAATCTTTGTGAACCTGCTTTTGATGATCCGTTACCTAAATGAGAAACTACATCAGCTGGAATTACAAATTCACCATCAGCTAATCTTGCAGGTTGTTTATTATCAATAGTTGCATGAATAGAGTCACTCATACCATCACCAGGTCCATCAAGGTATCCACCTGATTTAGCACTGATAGATCTAAATAACCCAGTTAATCCAGTATCATCTTTAAGTCCAGCATCATCTTTAAGTCCAGCATCATCTTTAAGTCCACTAAGTTCAGCAACACCACCTGCAGCATAACCATAACCTGCGTTAGAGTCAATAGGACCACCTACATATGGAGTTTGATAGTTACCTAACTGTATATTTTGACCTAAACCACCAGGATTATTTTGATTTAATATTAAAGGTATTTGACCTGGTTGTTGATTTTTTAAATTAAGTCTAAAGTTAGGATTATATGCTTCAGCTGGGTTTGTACCTAAATTAGTATTAGGTGTGAAAGCTCCACCACTATATAAAGCGCCAACTAAAGGTAATCCTAAACTTTTACCTAATGCCATAGTTGGTGAAGAAGAACCTGTTTGTTTTGCTAAATTAGATGCAAAGTCAGATCCAAAATTAGTAGCTTTAGATAACATACTAGAATCTGCTGCAGTATTAGCCCCTGCATTTAAAGCATCTTGTGATAATTGAATACCCTGTGAACCAACACCATTAGATGCATTTATGAAATCAGAAGTAGTAATACCAGGAGCTCCTGAGCTAGAAGCAAGTTCTGAAGCGCCGGTTATAGGGTTTTCTACATATCCTACTGTAGATCCAATATTATTAGCTACTGGAGCAGCCATCGTTGATGCACCACCAAGTCCACTTAATGTATTATTTAAAGCACCACTGATATCATAACCACCTGCACCACCTAAACCTGCCATAAGACCTGAAACAGGATTACCTGTAGCTAAAGCTGTACCTGCACCCACTGCTAAACCTGTAGTTAAAGCACTATCAAATACGCCAAATCCAGCGGGTCCTAACATAATACCGGCAGCTAATGGCAATAATGAGCTAAAAAAACCACCTAAACTGAAGGCTTCTGGCATACCTGTATGTGGGTTAACTGTTAAAGAGGTTCCTTGAGATTTAGCTAAAGCTTGTAATCCAGCGACTTCGCTTGGACTAACGTGCATAATCATAGTATCGCCATTGCGACCTAAAGATGCTAAACCTGATGCTTGAGAATGAATCATAGAAAGTCCTTAAATTTGCTTAATTGTACCATATACTATGTTGCCTCACCACCCGAAATAGTAACTGTAGCACCTGTTGTAGAAGCACTTACCGATATAAATCCAGCGGTTAACATAATTTGAGTACCTGTCCAGTGATATATAGAATTGGCAGCTACAGAATACCCGTATAATAAGGCATTTCCGGTTCCAGCCGTACCACCACTAGGTACTAAATGTATATTAACTGTGATAGCTGTTCCAGTAGTATTACATATATTAATGTCTTTTACATAGGTTCTAGTATTAGCGGGCACAGTATATACTGTAGCTAAAGTTCCTGTAATAGCTGCTTGAGCTAGTTGATTACCGATTATGTTTTGATAGTTTGACATTTAAAATCCACCTGTACCTAACCAGTTTAAAGTATTAAGACTATTTACTTGTTGTATAGTATCTACGTTAAATGAATCAATTTGATTAAAATAAATACGTAATGAGTTATTATTTTGATTTTGATAAGGTGAATCATAAGTTAAAGGAGCAATAGGCAATGCTGGTGCTTTTGTTGTAGTAAGCGGAGCACTTATAATCTGATTGGCTTGGGTTGAAGTTGTCATTGTTAGTTCCTTCTTCCGTCTTCTCTTGCATCAAATCTAAATGCACCTGTTTGCCATTGAGTACCTAAAGTATTAGATCCTATAGTAAAGTACATTTGACGACCACGTGCACGAATAAAGACTTGATTTGTATAAGGGCTAATAGTAGCACTTGTTGTAGTAGTTATATTTTGTACAGTAGCTACGCCTTCAGCATTTGTTGTAGCGGCAACAGCACCAGGGAAATTACGTACGCCCACTGTAATATTAATATTAGGTGATAATGGAGCTCCAGTCACAGGGTTAGAAGGTTCAGACCCAGTAAAGTCAACGTCAGGAATAACTCGACGTATTAAGCTAAACTTGTCGCCCTCATTAATATCAATGTCAGATGAAGTAATATAAGAAGTAATTGGGTTTGGAGATGTACCTAATGGTTGACCATCATCAGTACCATTTTCATGAGTATATATCCATCCGTTTGAAGCTGCTAGTGGGTATGAATAATCTCCTGCATCAATCCAAGTTGTTCTGCTTAAATTACCATAGTACCAAATCTGATCTTGGAAATTATAAATTACATAGGTATCTATTTCGCCTGTTGTAGAAGCATTTGATGCGTAGAACCAAATAATCTCATTAAACTTATTATTAACACCTGCAAAGATAATAGAAGATTGAGTGTAGTTAACGCCTGTTGAAACATTACTATCAAATATATATTTTCTAATTGGGCAAGGTAATGTATTAACCACACCGTTATAAACATAGAACCTATCTCGTCCCATCCAATAAACTGTATTATTAATTGCAGTCACGGCATTAGGACCCATAATAGATATATTATGTGATAGTTCAGATATACCAAATACAAGTTGGGTACCTAAAAACTGCATAGAGTTTAAAGATATATTAGTGAATACAAGAATTTCCTGTTTGGTATTAATTGCAGTTACAATTCTAGAACCTGCTTGAACTTGTAAATCACCTGCTAAGTTAGTAGCTGTAGGCTGCCATACACCTGGTTGTGGACCATAAGTTGGATCAACATTAGACCAACGAATAAGAAGTGGATTATAAGCACCTAGATAATTATTTGAGCTTTGGGTTGGGTCATACGCCGTACATCCAAATGCAATTAAAAATCCTGTGGTTGAACTAAATAATATACGAGTTACATTTTGTGGTACGGCTATAGCACCTGTTGTAGATTGTAACGGTATAGCTACGTTTGAGAAAGAACTATTATAGGTCCAATAATATATGATACCGCCAGCATTATTGATTGAGTCGTAGGTAGTATTAAATATCATGTCATTACCAAAGTTTTGCATAAAAACAAAGCGAGCTGGATAATAGATAGGTGTTGTAGCGCCTGTACCCCATCCGTTTCGACCCCAACTTCCTACACTCCAACCATAACCTGCTGTATTTAGTGCGTAACCTGAATTAATTTGAAATACTGCAGTGATTGCTGTACCACCACCTGTAGCACCTGAAGCGGCACTTGTACCTATAGTAATTTGAAATGTATTACCCGTGACATTAAAGACTTGGAACTGAGTATTAAAATAACTTGCAGCAACACCACCTATAGTTCCTGTAACACCACTAAATGTAACTGAGTCCCCATTAACTGCACCATGTCCTACTAAAGTTACAGTAACAACGTTAGACGAAGAAGATGTAGTAAAGCAGTTATCTGTTGTGGGCGTTGTTGAATGGGTATAAGTTACACGGATAGGCGTGATGTCATATATATTAGTACCTGCACCTACATAAATCTTTTGATTTGTACCTATGCCTGCTAATGCGTTACCATCAGTTGTAGTATAAGTATAAATAGTTCTAGCGGAACCAATATATTGTTGTTGTGATTGAACTTGCCAGCCACCAAACTTTTCAGGAAACCCATTTCTAAACCGGATAAGTTGACCATCATACCATCCGCCTTTATTAGCAAGATCAGTTGTATCTCTAACGATTCCTGGTTTTAATATAAGTTTTTGTAATGGCATATTAGTCTTTTAAAAATAGTTCTTTTTCAGCTTCTCGTCTATCTACAAGACCTTTTAAACTAGTCTTTCCTACAAAATGAAATTTAATCATTTCTGCAACAATTTCTTCTGGGTCATCACCGCCATTAATACATGGTGCTATATATTTTTTGAATTCTGCAAGCCCCAAATTAAACACCCAACTAATACAAGCATCAAACTGATTTTGGGTAACAGGCACAACAAGACACATATTGAGTCCTCGTTCAAACCTAGCAACGTCCTCAATAAGTAAAGCATTTATTTCTTCTTCTGTGAAATTTCTATTAATGTTTGCAGGAAGCGATTTCCCGTCCCCAATAAGATGACCATAACCAATAGTCCAAAGACCGCCAGCGTCACGATAAGGACTAAAACGGCAACCTTCAAAGCGTTTAATAAGATTAATAGCATTTTGAGAAGCTTTCATTTATCACTTCTTTAAACTTAAATACATTCTTTCGCCAATCACAAAACTCATGCAAGCACCTGTCATATCTAATAATACAGAAACTACACTAACTCCTACGATTTGCGGGAAAAAACATACAACTCCTGTGAAAATAAATATTGAACTGATTATAATATATCTATAACAAGCTCTTAAATCTACAATCCATTGTGATGGTTGGCCCATATTAGGGTTATCTAATGCTGCTAATGCTTGTAATTTTTGTGCTTCAGCTTCCATTAACTGAATACGTTCTTGTACATTTTGAGGTTGACCACCAGCACCGCCAGTAATTTTAGCAATTAATCCTCTAACGCCATCAGTAAATGCCGGAACTAATGCAGGCAAAATTAAATTTAAAATAGTGCCTGTAAACATTATTGTGCGTCTTTAGTTAATACTGCATCTAGTTTTTGTAATACTAAAATTGTTTCTTCAACTAATACTTTAAGACCACGAAGAGCTACTTTAAAAGACCATAAGGCTACTGCTTTAATAAAGTCCCAAATTTGTGCTAATTTTACTTTCATGATATCTCCTATTTAAAAATTTGTGTATAACATAAAGTCCAATTACTACTAATACAATCTTGAGCTGCTTTTAAAGTCATTTCGTTTTTGCATACTCTTCGATGTAATTCGTTCTCTAACTTATCTTTAATATGTGCATTATAAGGTGACCCACAATAGCTTTGTGGCCATAAGTTTTTAGCATCGTTTGCACCGCCTAATTCTAAGCTAATTAAGTGGTCTATTTCATAACCTTCTTTGCATACTGATCTATCATTACCTTTTAAACCATAATTACTAAACACATCTTTTTTTAATGACTCTGGCACATTACGCACTAATGAAGTTGATGTAGTACATAGTTCCCGTACAGATACATCACGCATATAACCTGGTGTTATTTTAGAATTAGGCAATTCAGCAGGTACTCCAGTATGTAAATGAAGTAGACCGATCAATAGAAGCCAAGCTTTTGTGCTGTTTATCATTTAATTTGCAGGTTGTGTTTCTTCTACAGGTTGATCTTCTTTTGGTGCTTCAGCTGGTGGTGGCACTTGTGGTTGTGCTTGTTGTTGAATTTTTACGATCAAATTCCATGCACCTGTCTTTGCAGGTAATTCACCTAATGCTGCTAACACGCCATTGACT